TTTTGCAACTCAAAAGAAAGTGACATATTCTTATAAAGATTGCCACCATTATAAATGATGTCATCCAAAAATGGTGCAAATGCATTGCTTTCTTTTCTTGGAATGACTTTCTCACCAACAGTCAAATAAGTTGGAACACTATCTTTATCTCCAACATCTTTTCCAGATACTGTTCCTCCTCTATTCATTCCCTCAGATTGTTTAGGTTCTTCAGTTTCTACTGTAGCACCTTTTCCTCCGAAGAATAAATCATAAAGTTTTCTGCCCGTGAAATCACCAGCAAGACCACCAATAAGAGTTCCAACAGGTCCACCTAAGAATGTTCCTATTGCACCAAGTAAACCTGCACCTATTGCACCAAATGCTGCTCTACCAGGATCCTCTCCAAGTGCTACAGAAAGTGCAAAATCAAGAATAGCTCCAACAAAAGGAACTCTCTTTAAAATTGGTCTGGCAAATTTAAGTATAGTCTTTTGAATAGTTTTTTGTCCAGGTCCCATACCAAGAGACTTTACAATATTTCTACCCATTTTCTTGGCACCAACTTCAACACTTTGAAGTGCCTTATTTACTGCATTTTTTTGTCTTGTTATGACTTCTACATTCTCTTTTACAGCACCACCAGCAGCAGTAAATTTACCAGGAACAACTCTAGACTGAGTTCCTCTCCCGACAGTTACTTTTCCTCTCCTTTGTCCTTCTGCATTTCTGAATATTCCACCTCTAGTTCTTGGTTTTGGTCTAGGTACAGTATTCTTTCCTCTAAGGAATCTGGAAATAGCACGAAGTCCTCTAAAAAGTTTATATAGTTTACGAGCAACTAAACCAATAGCAAGACCACCAACAATAAAACTAATAGTTTTCCAATTATTTTTTAAGAAATCAAATGTTTCTGATATTTTTTCTTGGTTTGCATCCAACCATTTTAATGCATTAAGTGCCAAAAATCCTGCACCAATATTTCCCAAAAATCCCAGTAATTGATCAAATATAGTTCTTACAGGTTTTAATAGTGTTCCTGTAGTATTTTTAATTACCTGCTTTAACTTTCTTCCAGATTCAGCATCTCTTTCAGCTTCGTTTCTTTTCTGCTTATCCGATGCCATTTGCATCGATTTAAAATCATTTCTCTCTTTTGCAATCCTGGCAGAATAATCGAGAGTTAATTGTTTTTGTATTTCTAAGAGTATATTATTAGTTTCTACTAAAGTGTTTTCAATAGATGTTTCTTTCTTTTTTAGATATTTCGGATCTACTGTAGCAGCACCTATCTTACCATAAGACATTCCTTTAGGAACTTTTATAGTAGTATTTTGACCAATTACAGACGAATTTATTGGAGAGGAGGAAGATCCAATCTTCCTCCTCTCTTTTGGATCGATTGATGGTGCTCTGAATTCTGGACTATTAAATTCCATTCTGCTGTTGATTCTTCAGATTTTCTTCTTCAATGTATTGCTGAAGTAATGATACATAGATTTCCCTTTCCCAAGGAATCATATTTTCCAACTCTGTTAATGAGTATTTATGATGTTGCATCAAAGCAAAATTGGTTTTATAATAGTTTTCCAAGCTTTCATGCGCCATCGCTAACTGAAAAAACTTGCTAATCCCTCAAGTACAACATCACTAGTCACTTTAGTGTTAGGATTTCTCACTTTGATTTGATGTGAAAGTTTTGGCATAGTTTCAAAGAAAACTTCAATATCTTTGAACTGCTTTGTATTCATTTGTTCTACAAATTCTCTCAATTCTTTTTCAGTAGAATCGGATGCAGACCAAGATTCTTCTTCATTAAAGATTGTTCCAATACAGGAAATAATAACACTTAAAGATTTATCAACTTGACTATTATCTTCTGATGTTTCGAAATTACTTTCGACGAATTGATTCAGTGATGGATATTTCATCTGAATAGAAAGATTATCATCAAGTTTGATAATGTTAGAATGATTTGGATTCTTCAGAATTTTAATATCATCAATATCAATTTCAACTTTTACTTGAGTCTCCCCATCATCTGGACAAGTAACATTCACTTCTACACTCTCACCAACAGACTTTGCTCTTACGTTTAAAAACAAATATTCGATATCAAATGTAGATAACTCATTAATTTTTACACCTCTGGAAAGAATACAATCCGAGATTACAGTTTTAATTGCATCAGAAATCTGCTTAATATCCTCAGATTCTAAAGCCATAATAAGAATTTTTTCTTCTCTTACCAGAAATGGACGATATTTTATCTTCTTTCCAGTTGAGGGCAACTCCAACTCATAAGTCGGAGTATTGATCTTTGGTAAAGGCATTTTAAAAAATACAATTCAGATATTTTTATTTATCAGGCAATTGGGGAAGTAAAATCACCTTTTTCTGGAGGTGTTACTACATCCATTATATACCGATCATATGTAAAGGATACAGTTGCCTTGACTAATTCAGCAGATCCATACGAAACTGGAATTGCAGTCATTGATTTTGGGAATACATTTATAAAACTATACTTTAGATAGTTTTGACAAGTTTCATAATCTTTTTCAAACTTTGTGATGGATAAAGTATTTACCTTATATCCACTCTGAGATGAACCATTTTGGTTATCTGAAAATGGATAATTAAATTTGCGATAGAAATAATTACTGGTCAAAAATTGTTCTTCACTATTATTGGGTTGACCAGAAATATAATCCATCCATCCTTCAAAGAATTTTATCATATTATAATTGTTATCAACGTAAAATGTAAAATCACTATCTACATACAATCTTGTATGAGCAAACTGTTGATTTATACCTTGAAAATTATCCTTTACTTCGGAAGTTGCAAAAGAACTAGTTGGTAGAGTTGCTTCTGAGCATAAAAGACCAATATTTTGATTTACCCAAGTATTTTCGATGGTATAACTATCATTGATATAGTTGATAATACTATCAGGAATTCCCGAAATGTAAACTTGATATTGATTTGATAAGGCAGGTCTTGCAAGATCACTCTTTGACAGAGCACTCATCTTATATCCCTGAATTATGGAATCTGCCACTCTAAATACCCTATGAGACTACTTTTATTATTAATTATTTAGATGGCATATAGAGGAAAATATCAACCTTCATTTCCAAAAAAATATAGAGGTGACTACAGAAATATAATTTATCGTTCATTATGGGAACGTAAATTTATGGTTTACTGCGACAATAATAAAAATATTTTAGAATGGGGTAGTGAAGAACTTGCTCTTCCATACAGATCACCAGTTGACAATCGTGTTCATCGTTATTTTCCGGACTTTTACATTAAAGTCAAGGAATCAGATGGAACAATAAAAAAGATGATCGTCGAGATTAAACCTTTCAAGCAAACAGTAGAACCTCAACCGAAGAAGAAAAAAACTAAAGGATATATTTTTGAAGTGGTTGAATATGCTAAGAATCAGGCAAAGTGGAATGCTGCAAGAGAATGGTGTTTAGATCATGGTTATGAATTTAAAGTACTTACAGAAAACGAACTAGGTATCAAGTAATGCCAATACGATCAGGTGGAAGAACTGGTAGAAAGTATTTCTATAGATCGGAAACTGGAGAAGTAACTTCTAGTTTTGATCCCAATGTTCCGGTGGGATCCAATGTTTATGATGATGAAGTAAGAAAAGATCAAAGATCCTCTCAAACTAGACCAACTGACGATAATTCTAATCGTGTCAGAAATATTATGGACAAATTGAAAGGTATTGGAGAAAGTCCTGATGATCTGATGTTAGAAATAATGGAGGCATTGCAAGATTCCGTGACTCCAATTCCAATTCCGGGAAAATTTTATACTTACATCTATATTGCAGAAACTCCAAACATAAGATATGATCAACATCCATTAATTGCTTGTACTGAAATTTTTCAAGATAACAATGCAATATACTTCATAGGATTCAGTTATCACTGGGGAAAATATAGAAAATATAGAATAGATAGAACTGTAGGACAGATATATGAAGTATATCCTGGTGAAATTTCAGATTTGAGGGAAATTCCTTACGCTAAGTATCTAAATACTTGAAAAGTAACTGGAAATAGAAGTTTAAATGGCCGAGACACCTTTAAATACAGTTAGAGTAAAAACTAGAGGTAGGGGTAAAACTAAGGTATACCAACGATGGGATGGTAAACAATGGTTGACTGCCACTGGTAGTGATGTAAATAAGTATAAAAGTTTATACAATAATCAACAACTAGCTGGAAAGAGGCCAGAATCAAATACGGTTCCTAAACCACCAGCCGCAGCACCTAAAAGTGTGGAATTTGTAAAACCTGTTCCCACAAAAAGAGCTCCCGAAAAACTACCAAAAGATTTAAGATATCCATATGAAAGTATAGAATCTGGACAAGATTTTATAAAGTTTTCTATTTACACATATAAAAGAGGTGGTCTTGTAACAAGAGATAGTGGAGAAAATAATCCTCTTCAAGGAGATTTATTAGGTGCCATTACTCTTCCAGTTCCATCTCAAGTATCAGACTCAAACTCTGCTAATTATGGTTCTGGCAACTTAAACTTTCTGCAAGAAGCAGGACTAGGAATGGCAGGATCAGCAATCGAAGGAAATATTGACGGTATTCAGTCAAATTTTCAAGGTATGGTAGGTGATTTGGCAGGAAATAGTGAACTTGTTAAAAGTTATTTTGCAATGCAAGCTGTTAACTCATTTGGAGGAAACTTGAGTCTTGATCAACTTCTTGCAAGATCTACTGGAGCAATAATAAATCCAAATATGGAATTATTATTCAGTGGGCCTTCACTTAGACAATTTAAATTTCAATTTAAGTTTACTCCAAGATTTAAGACTGAAAGTACAGAAGTTAGAGATATTATCAAAGCTTTCAAAAGAAACATGGCACCAAAAGGATCTGGTGGAACAACTTTAAAAACTCCAAATATTTTTCAGATTCAATATTTAACAGGAACTGGAGACCACGAGTTTCTACACAAGTTTAAATTATGTGCCCTGACAAATATGAGTGTAAATTATACCGCAGATGGAGTTCATGCAACTTATACTGATGGTACACCAGTTTCAATGATGATGGATTTATCTTTCCAAGAATTGACTCCAATTTACAACGAAGATTACGACGATTACGGTTCAGACACAGGAGTAGGTTACTAATGGGTTATTTTAGAGAATTACCAGACTTAGAATATCAATCTTTCTTGTCTGATGCCCTTTCATCGAGAGACTATTTAAAAGTAAAGAATTTATTTCGAAGAAATAAATTGAGAGATGACTTGCAAAATTCTTTCACACTTTTCAATAAGTATAAGGTAAAAGAAGGTGCTAGACCAGATAATGTTGCAGAAGAATTTTATGGTAGTGCAGACTTAGATTGGGTGGTTCTAATCACAGCAGGAATCATTAACGTGAGAAATGATTGGCCATTATCAAATTATCAATTATATAAGTATGTTGAGAAAAAATATGGATTAGAAGACTTAAATGGTGTTCATCATTATGAAACGGTAGAAATTAAAACTACTGATGACAATATTATTCTTCCAAAAGGAAAAGTAGTTGATAGTGATTTTGTCTTCAACTATGTAGAAAATGGAGTAAAAGTGACAAAGAGTGGAACTAAAGTCAGAACTGGTGTGACTAACTATGAATATGAAGTTTTAGAAAACGAAAAAAAATCCTCGATCTATTTACTTAGACGAGGATATTTACAACAGTTTTTAAATGATATGAGAGAAATTATGACCTATGGATTATCCTCTGAATATGTGAATGAATCAGTTATCAGAACGGAAAACACAAAGGTCACAAGTCCTTAGTCATCGTCTGCAAGACGAGCAAAGTAAGAGAGAGTGTCATCATCATCAGATGAACTTGGTGTAATGTCAGAATCATTGAATCCACCACTGCTACTGGACAGGGAGTTCAGTTCTTCTTTCATGGACTGAGGCATAGGGTTGCTCTCACCACGATTTTGACGACGGAAATCTTCTTCCTCTTCAACAGTCTCTTGATCCTGGAACTTAGGAGTGCCCTTGATACCAAGAACATAGTCAAGACGCTTCTTCAAAGCATCATAGTCCTTGAACTGATCGGCAGCAACAAACTCATCGAGAGAGAATTCCTTATTCCAGG